TTGCTGTAGCGGTTGAGGTCAATGGCGTTGCGGTATAGAACTGCTGGCGTTGCCATTATTCGATACCTAAATCCTGTGGCTTACAGGCAGTTTGCATGGTGACATCAGCGCCAGACTTTAACGCTTCTTTGATCAGCATGATGACAGCCTCTGGTGTTTCCTCTGTGCCGTTTTCTACGTTCATCTCTTCTACGGTGTATAGCTTGCCTTTGCGATACCAGCTAAGCCTGATGACAGCAAAAATGTGAGGCTTCATTTGCCCTTTAACAGCGACGAGCTGTTGCCTGCGTGGCTTGTTTGCTTCCATCGCTAACCTCCATAGCCAGCTCATCATGCCGGGATTTGATCAGCAGGCGGCAGTTCTGCAGATTGTTCTGGCATTTGTTCATTGACGCGAGGTTCAGGCTGTGCCATCTCGATCATGCCGCCAGTCTGTGTTGCTTCCAGTTCTTCCTGTACGTCAAAGTCGTCGCCTAGCACTTCTCCATCAGCGAGGTTTTGCAGCAGCGTTTCCTGAGTGATTGTGCCAGCGGTGTAGAGCTGCAACAATGCTTGGATTTCCTGCGGTTCAAGGCGTGCGCCTAAGAAATCGCGGTTGACGTAGCTGCTCCCAACCTCGGTGATGTTGAGATACTCAGCGTGGTAGGTCAGGCAGTTGTCGATCAGATCCTGCATGTTCTGGGCGATCACCATCATGGTGCTATCACCTTGACTGCGGTCGATGCGCTTAGCCTCTGCAGTTTCTGCTGATAGCTTTTGCCCTAGCACAGCAGATAGACCCAGCTCGTTGATTTGCTGTGCGATCTGCTCAAGCCTGCGGAACTGCGATTCAAAGCTGTTGCCAGAAGGCTCGATGTACTCTGCTTTGCCTTCTGCTGGGAATGCGATTGCTTCACCAGGACCAGCGGATACTTCTTCTGCGCTAGAAGGGAAGCCAAAGAAGGCAAGCATTGGGACAGCACAGATGTGGAGCTGATTGTCCAGATCAGACTGCACTTGATAGGCTTTTAGATTTAGCTCCGCGATGTCTTCCATCGGCGGACGTGATTCCATAAAGTTCACGCGGTTGGAATAGGCAACGCTGAAGGGGATTTGGCTGAGCGTTGTGGTGCCATTGTCGAACAGCTTAAAGTCACCGGACTTTTCATCACGGCGATGCAGCTCAAAGTTGCCAGGGGTTAAAACACGCACTTGCTCGACTTCCTTTTCGCCGTAAAGCCCATCAGGCACAATCACCTTTTCCAGTAGGCGAAGCTGGCTAAGCTGCTGCGCTCCATCTACCAGTTCTGTACGCCAACCGAGGATCTCACGCGGCGTATAGCTAACCCAATACGGTCGTCCATTTTCACCAGCAGCAGGAGCATCCACAAGCACACCAACGTGCCCGTAACGCACCATCTTTCGTGCGGTTTCATACGTCCATACGTTGAGGTCGTTGCCTAGCAAGTCAACGTCAAATAGCTGTTCGCGCACGATGTCAGATACATCGTTTAACCGGACAGGTTTGCGTGTCAACATGCCAGCCAGCATCCGTTCAAGCCGCTGGTAATAAGGCGGGCATACGGAACGTGCAAGCCTGTTGTCGTAGCTTTCGTCCAGCTCGCGTGGCTCTTGAGGCAGGTAACGACGATGCTTACGACGCATCCCGTAGGTGCCAGACAGCAAATCTTCAATCAGGATCCAGTGCGGCTCCTGCGCGTGCCATGCGGAGTTGGCATCGTTGACCTTGGTAACGGTGCTCCGCGCCATGGGGCGGTCGTAGAAGTTATACCCTGAGTACATGGCGCCGCTTCGATAATCAAAGTTTAGGGGCTGGCATTAGCCAACCCCCATTAGATCAAACAGCTACAGCGACATCAGCAGAGGCAGCTTGCAGCGTGACGGACTTGCGACCAATCTTGATCTCAAACTCGTCACCGGGCTTGAAGCCCATCTCCTGAACGTAACCTTCACCGATCTGCAGCTTGCCGTTGAACTGCACCTTGGTTTTGTAGGTTAGACCACGACCACGCTTGCTGTTGGACTTCATTTCAAAGCCCTTGGCTTCCAGCAGTGCTTCGTAGAAGGCGGTGTAGCAGAGCTTGCCGTTTTTGTCGATGTAGCCACACTCGCGGACAAGATCTGATTTGTTGAGATCTTTAAGCTCTTTGACCTTGGCGAGTAGTTCTGAACCCTTGAGCATGAGTAGGGGTAAAGCGGACGCTGCTTAGCATACCCTAAAAACAGAGAAACCCCCACCTAAGTGGAGGCTCTCTTGCCCGACGCAGGTGAATCTGAACCATCCCCCGAATCGCACGCAGCGGTTGCTCGGCTTCAGTTTCAGTTGGCTGACTTTCGCCAGCACCCAGCAGGGGACTTTGCTGGTGGAATCAATATAGCCTAATGCCAGTAGACCTGCCAGCACCCATATGCAGCGGATTGAACTCACGCCAGATCAGGTAGCCCAAGGCATCATTCATGTGGTCATGCCCAGAATCCTTGTCAGGGTCGCCTTTCTCGGTGTAGCACTGCAGCTCCAGGCATTCGATCATCCGCTTGCAGGTTGCGCTGATCTGCAGCCTGACCTGTCCCTTGCCGTTTTCAAGTAGCGCCTGCACAGCAGAAACCCTATCCCTGACTGGTGGGTTAGCGCGTGGTGACTGGTTTGCCATGCCATAGGACTCAAGAATCTGGATGTCGGTTTGGCTGGCGTTAGTGCTCCGGTTACCACCGGAAGCATCGGGGTAGACGTAGATCTGCCGGTTGGGGTAACGCGCTTTGATCTGCTGAGCCAAGCTGTCGGTGTCGTGAGCACCGCTGACCTCGTCGATCACGAGCAGCGTGTTGTTTAGCTTGACGCCGATCACAGCGGACATGTTGCCGACGTTGAAGTCAACGCCAATGCGTAGCGGTTCACGCTCAGTGTCTGGCAGTTTGCTGATGACGTGCTTGGTGCGGTCGAACCTGTCGTAGACCGTTCCGGTGGTGAGGTTGACGAACTCACCGTCTAGGTAAGCCTTGAGCAGTGTTGGATCGTAGTTTGCTTCAAGGCGTTCAATGAAGTCTGGTGGCAGATGCGGGTTATCAACGGACCGCATTTTGATTAGCTTTCGATCCTGCCGTGTTTGGGCGTCTTCACTGCCGAAGGTGGTCCACATCCAGCGGAAGCCTTCAGGTGTTGATGCGGCACCGAATTGACGGACGTTGCCGGAGCGCAAACGACCAAGAATCTTGGGAAATGCTTTGTTTGCGATAGCAGGTGTCACGGTGTCGATCTCGTCTGCCAGTACCCAAGCAAGGTTCAGACCGATGATGCGTGACCAGTTCTCAAAGCTACGGCACAGGATCTTTGTGTCACCACCAGGTAGGTGGAGCATGTATTCCGGCAGCGGTGAAGCGCGGAAGGTGTAAGGGATGTCGTAGTGCTCTAGGAAATCCTCAAAGTCGTTTTGCCAGATATCACGGATTAGCGGTCCGGTTGGTTCCATGACGCAACCGATGAAGCCTTGGTTAGCAGCAGCGAGGGTGACAGCTTTTGCGGCTAACGCTCGGGTTTTGCCTGCGCCGTAACCTGCGCTGATACCGATGATCTGGGTTTGATCGTCGGTGACGAACGCTAGCTGTCCAGGGTGAAGGTCAGCGTGGATGCGCCGCAGGAGATGATCGGTGTCTACTAGCTCACCGAAATGGTTGAGCTGTTGTAGGACGTGACCTTCAGGTGCTGCAGCGAGGATGCTCACGAGCAGAGCTGCGCCAAGCGAGCGGCAGTGTTGATGGCGCCTAGAGCGATGTGATACTGCCCGGCTTTGCGAGCTTCAAGCTGCAGTGTGGAGCACTGGGAAAGCAAATCAGCGATCATTTGCGGGCGTTCAATGTCCCAGTCAGCACGCAATTGATCGCGTGCTAGCTGAAGGTACTTGTCACAGGCGCGTTCGCTTACCCCCCAGTTTTCCGATGCAAATCGTACGCAATCCGAACGTCGCCCACCGTTAGCGATGATGCGAGCGAAGCGTTGAGCGCGTAGTTCAGTTTCTGCTTTAGTACCGCGATGAGCTGCCATTAGGACACCTCTTGCGATGAAATGGAGCGAGGTGGTCGGTGATGCTCCGCCGCCGAGACGCTGGTAGCGTCTGTTGCCTGCTTACCTCGCATATCTATGGTAGCACCTTTGTACATCTTGGCTCCTACTTCTTCAATTTTAGAGAATGGTAGGACAGGGATTGCTAGGCGGTTTTTAGCAGTGGGGTCTATGAGGTAGATGTAGCGTAGTTGGAAGCCGGGGACAAATTTAGCGCCGATTGCTTTGAAGGGCGCGATTGTGGCACCGGAGTAGTAGGGGATGTTCCATTTTTTGCAAAGGCGCCGACGAAGAGCACAGCCTTCTTTTGACGATCCACCGTTTGTGATGGGGAGGGTAGCGTAGACCTCGCCATCTGGGAAGCGAAGCATTGATGTATTTGGCTTGATTCCGGTCAGGAAAAAACCTGATGCACGATAAATGGTGCCATCACCACATTGTGAGCCGTCAGCATATGAGACTATCCATTGGATGTGTGGGTATTGTTTGCGGATGAGTTTAATGGCGATAGCGATAGCGCGTGATTCGCTGTTACGGGGTAAGAGGTCATGAAACGCCATACGGTTGAGTTCGAGGAAGCCGTTCCATGGCGTATTGCGTACGAACGCTTGGGTTTTGCGTTTGTCCATGCTGGGACCGAACTGCATTGCACCTAGCAGTTGTCCATTTAGGAAGACGCCGAAGTGTAGTTGGCTGTTGGGTACTACTTTGCCGGAGTAATGGATTCTTTTTACGAGTTCGTTTGCGGCAGCAGCTTTGATGGGTTTGACGATTATGTCTTTAGCGGAGGCCATGATCACTGCCCCATGAAAGGAAGAGTTCGGCGACGCGTGCGAGTGCGTTGCCGTTGCTGTTTTCGTTGATGGATTCATCGAATGAGCCCATTGCTTTTGCTTTGTTCAGGGCTTCTTGAACGATTATGGCTTGGTCGTCATGAAGGGTGAACGCCATTTGCTGGAAGGGTTGTTTATCGCCGTCGTCTAGTTCTGGGAAATCTGCTTCTGCGTTGTCTAGCAGGCTGTCTAGGTCGGTTTGCTCAAACCATGGACTGATGTCATGTTCGTCAGAAAGGTGCCTGAGCATTTCCTGATCCCACTCGCTGAGATCAGATGTGCGGTTATCTGCTAGGGCTAAGCCAACTTTTTCGTCTTCTGACAGTCCGCTACGACGTACGGCAATGATTTCATCGCCGTCGGTTTCGATGATTCGAACGTTTTTGATGCCTGCTGCTTTTGCGCCTTCAACGGTGCCGTTACCGGCGAGGATGCGGTTTTCCTCGTCGATGACGATGGAGCGTGCTGCACCGTAACGGTCGATGGATTCTTTGATTAGGGCAGCAGAGCGGTCAGTGCGCTTGCG